GTAAACACAGCAACAGGAACAATTAGTTGTTCTTTACCCTCGCTTGGTTGGCTAAAACCATTCAGCGCAACTGGTAAAGCAGCTTATCGCTCAGCAAATACTTTGCTTGCATCACGTCCATATCTACGTGTAGTTGATGCGCTTGATGCCGCCTATACATCTACTTATGCAAAATATGCCAAAGTCGGTATTGTTGAAGATATGACGGATATCGATACGATGCTTGGGGTTCAAGCACCCTACGATAGTGCAAATCCTAACAAGAACTGGGTGGGCACAGGTAGCGGAATAAGCGGTGTCAATGGTTGGGCACGTTGGTATTACGCAGCAAATGGGCCTGTATCTGGTGGATTGATTAACTTACAAACACCAGCCGCAGGGAACCGCCAATGGATCCTTATTGGAAATAGTGATTATTTTTACATTCTACCCACTTCAACAGTACCGTCCGCGACAGTGAATACACAGCATGCGTCAGCTTACGGATTTGGTGCATTTAAGTCGCTACTAAATGCCGATAATAGTTGTACGTTCCTGCAATCTCAATTAACACTCAATAATAATAATACGTCTTTAAATGTTAATTTTAGTCTGGTTTCTTCACTCGCAAACAGTTCATTATTATTGCTCAGGGATTATGCACAAAGCGCCAATTATAAAACTGCAAACTGTTTATCTCTAAATTCAGATACAGCAGGCAGTGGAGTAAATAATGTAATCGGTGCATCAACATTAACAAATACAGCGCCGTTTGCACCAGTATTTATTAAAGAAGATACGACAAACGTTTTACGTGGGCAAATCAAGAACTTATTTTGGTTGTTTCAACAAAAACCATATTCAAATTTTCAACTGATTGAGAAAGATGGTGCGCTTTATATTGCTGCATTTATCGCATCAACTTCAAATCTAGGACAGATCGTTTTGAAAATTGGAGATTTATGATGCTTTTAGACCTTGAAGTTAAACAAGCAATTTGTCCAAGTGATTTGATATTAACAAGTGATATTGGCTTAGCAATAAAAGGACAAGTCAAAGAGCTGAATATCCCGTTTCCTTGTCGTTTGAGACTTTTTGAGCGTTTGTCTGGGCGATTGATTTCTGAAGTGATGACCGATCAAAGCGGAAATTATGTTTTTAATCATCTGAATGCAAATAAGTTCTTTATTGTTGCTCATCATCCTTCCAATACTTATAACGCAGTCATTGCTGACTTAGTGGTGCCGAAATGAGTGTAATTCCATCAATGGCGGCAGGCTTAGCCCAATTACAAGCCTTAGCCAACTTCTTAGATACGGGTAGCAGCAATGCTACTTTTTCATTTTATAATGGTACAAAGCCCGCAAATGTGACAGTTGCAGCTAATCCTAGTAATAAGCTAGTCACGATGAATCTGCCAGAGCCATGCTTTAAACAACTCAATGCTGACAGTATAGAGTTATATCCAACGGATACCGCAACCGTAACTCAAGCAGGCACGGCGACATGGGCGCGGTTATACAATGGTAATGGTGATGCTGTGGCAGATTTTGCGGTGGGTACAGATATTACTTTAGCAAATCCAAATCTAGTTCTGGGCAGTATGTTAATGATTAATTCAATTGTGCTTAGACCATCGACTTAAATGAGGTGTGCATGTGTCAAACTACATCCCACCTGATAGCCATAATACTGATCTAAATTTCAATGAGATTATAGGCGCGGTTGATGCGCATAATGTTGTTTTGAGTTTTGGAGATGCTGCGGACGTAAATTTAGCGAGCATTGATGCTCTAATTGCAACTGGATTTAATGCTGAAATAAGCACTGATAGTTTAATCCAGTTTGGTTCTATTGATGCGGTGATGAATACCAGTTTTGCTGCACATATCGGCGCACATTCTGATCTTAATTTCGTACTTGGACTTAATCATTTAAGTGGTTTTAGTTATCAAAAAGCTTCACCTGCATTAATTGAAAGTCATGTCAGATATGGAAAAGCAAGATTTAAGGCGCATAACAGCGCCTTTATTTTTGAGCGGGGATTAGGTCTATCCAATGCTGTGATGACGAGTTTTGAAAAGGGGCAGATTCTACAACGCGCAGTGAGACTCGTATTTGATGAATCTACGCAACTGGAAAGCAACTATCAGCTTGTATGGCAAGAGAACGATAAACGTTTTATTGCTCGAACTTTTGTGTTTGAAGAATCTGAAAAGTTGTTGATCAATCGTCTAAGCACTTGGGATGAAATGATTAGAAAACGTAAGAAAATTACGTTTAATCATGAAGTCGCTGAAGTATTTGAAAACCGTTTCATATTCGAGCATGACAAAGGTTTGGAGCTGGTCACGGTTGATTCAATCGCGTGGGACGTGGCAAAAGCAGTCTATTATCGCAAATCATCTGTCGACCCAATTGTTCCGCAGCCACTACCTGAGTATGTGGGCAGTACAGACTTAAACTTTGTGTGTCTATGTCACGACATTGATTCGCATAATGTAGTTTTAAATTTTGGTGCTGATGACTGCATACCAGGAATAGTTAATAAAAATTGGTGGTATATCGTGAATGATTTAAAAGTAACTCGTTTAGATAATGGTCAAGAAATACAGGTCAACAATGGTGATTATCGTTGCGATAGAAGTAGTTGGTGCTGGTCCTATAATTTAACAATCCCATTTTATGAAAAATCAAAGTTAGAGCCGATAAATGGGCAGCCTGTGATTTTAAAAATCATGGTCAATGGCAATGAGCATCGCATGTTGCTTGAGAACATTTCACGCTCCAAACAGTTTGCAAAAGACGTTTATAAGCTTTCGGGTCGTAGTCCCACAGCTTTACTCGATGCGCCATATTCGCCGACACGCTCTTTCACACAAGAGAATGAGCGCACGTCAGTACAACTTGTTCAAGCTGAACTTGATCGAGTGAATAGTGACATTGTGCTGAATTGGGAGTTGATTGATGCGCTTGGTTGGATACTACCTATCAACAGCCTGAGCTATTCAAACCTTACGCCGATTGCGGCAATTAAACTCATCGCAGATGCAGCAGGCGGCTTTGTTTATAGCGAACCTGATAGCAATACATTGACGATCAAACCAAAGTACAAAAAGACATTTTGGGATTCGATTGCAATTAATGAATATGATCGGGTGATTCCTGAATCGGTCGTGACTGATCTATCAACGGATTACACAATGTATCCTGACTATAACGGGGTGTTCTTAACCAACGACCGTAATGGAGATACTGGCCAAATCAGGCGTGTTGGTACTGCGGGTGATGTGTTGCAAGAGTCGGTCAATAGTCCTTTACTGACATCAACGTCAGCGATGCATAGCAAAGGTCGAGAAGTCTTAGCAAAGGCAGGCATGGTTGAAACACATAGCTTATTAATGCCGATTACTCAAGAAATTGGTCAGTGTTTACCAAGTGAATTAACAGCTTTTAATGGTGACTGGTGGGGGATAACGGACAGTGTAAGCGGATCATTTAGTTATGAGAAAGTCACTCAAACCGCATCTATAGAGAGGGTGAATCGTGAGTAATGCATTATCAAGACTTTTGGACTTGCTGCCCAAAACACCTGAATTTATTGCGACAGTGCAGAGTGCAGACCATCCTAACTATAAGGTATTGGTTGTTGACGGGACAGGGCTTGTGCTGTGTACCAGTTCAACAGTTTTTAGCGTGGGAGACCGAGTGTATATCAGTGGAAATGAAATAAAACGAAGTGCGCCAACAGGCGTTGTATATCAAATCGAAGTGTAACTTTAAAACAAATGAAGCCGCCGTTTTAGGCGGTTTTTTATTATCTGGAGAAATAGGAATGCAAGAAAACACAATTCCTTGGATCATCAAAGTTGTGCCTGCCGTAGTGGGGGCTATTCTTGCCCTGGTATTAAGCGGTGATATTGATAAGAACGGAAAGATTCAAGTCACATTAGGCGTGATTGGTAAATTCTTATTTAGTGTTTCAGTCAGCCTTTATGGAGGTTCAGCATTTATTGAATATTACGAATTATCAAAATATTCTCACATGGCGCAAGGCTTTGTGATGCTTATGTTTGCAGTTTTTGGATTATTAGCGATTGGCATTCTTTATCAGTCCATTGCACTGATGCAGGGTAAACCTTTATCTGAGGTTATTAGTGAGGTCAAAGCTGCCTTTATTTCAATACTTAGTAATGGTAAAGGTGATAAACAATGAGCGTAGATCAATCACAACAAGTTGCTCAGGTATATTCATGGCTTCGTGCTATGTCTGGTGGCAAATTAAGTCAATCTCAGGTTGTAGCTGGTGATCAGATTATTGAGAAAAATGGCTTAAATGTTTTTGCAAAACTTATTGGCTTTGAAATACCTACACCTTTAGTAAATGGACAGCGAGATATTTCTGAGAATGGTTATGCAATTATTAGAGATGCTGAGGGGTTTCGTTCAACAGCTTATTTAGATACAGGAGGTGTTTGGACTATTGGCTTTGGTACCATTAAATACCCAAATGGCACATCAGTTAAAAAAGGCGATACTTGCACGAGAAATGAAGCTGAACAATGGCTTAAAAATGATTGTGTATGGGTTGATGCTTGTCTTGATAAAAATGTCAAAGTCAATCTTAATCAAAACCAATTTGATGCATTGGCTTCTTTTGTCTACAACATAGGCGAAACCGCATTTGTAAAAAGCACAATGCTTACTCTTATTAATCAAAACAGTTTGACCTCGGCTGCAAGTCAATTTGATCGTTGGGTGTTTGATAATGGAAAGCGTATTCAAGGCTTAGTCAATCGTCGAGCAAAAGAAAAATCATTATTCCTAAAGGTGGCTTAAATGATTGATGCTGTGTTAGGTAAATTTTACAAATACATTATTTTGGCTTTGGTGGTCTTTATCTTTGGATATGTTTTTTATGCCAATTCTCTTGCTATGTAAGAATATCCAAGGCATGCTGTATATCATTTTTGCGATGCTCTGCAATTAACTTTAGATCAATCCAAACGCCTTCAGGCACTGGGCGAGTACATTGTAGCCAGTGGGTGATTCTACGTTCGTCCACTTTCAAGGCTTCTGAAAGTGCTTTCTTCCAAGATTTTCCAAATAGATAAACACCGATTTTTTCTAGTTTATCATTGTCACGAAAGTTAAAATATTTATTCCAAAACCAATCGTAGTGTTCAGAAATTACTATAAAGTTTGCACCAAAATGATCTTGTTGAACCATCTCTAGAATCTCTTGGTATTCAGTTTTGCTGATCGCTTTTTCAACTGCACGAACACCCAAAAAATAAATGTTTTTTTGTTCATAAAGACGAATGTTGTATTCCATGTTTTTATGCAAAGTGTATTGAAGCTCAATGTCAATTCGCTTTTCAAGTTGTGCTGAAATTTGATTATTTAAAATATTTTGAGTGGTCATTGCTAAATTCCTTTGATTGCCCCTTTCGGGGCTGATTTTCTTAGATTTCTGTAATTAATAACGAACTTGTTTCTGCGAATAGAATTTTTGAAGCATAGCTTTCGACAACTGATTTTCTATCATTTCCGATTACAAATGAAAATTGATCCTCAATATCTGTATGGTTTTCAACAATCGCTTGTATTGCAGCACATTCTTTCCAGTTATTTTCCCACATCTGATCCCCAATCATGTTTTCAAAACGGCTATCTATCTCAAATTCTGTTGTATAAATTGCTTTATGTTTAATTGCATTACCATAAACAACAGCATTGATATTCATTTCGATTTTAAATAATTTTTTCATTTTGTCTGCCTCGCAGTTCTGAGTGATGCACAATCGCTTCTCTCTATGTATTCATTATGTGCAATTATAATTGCACATTCAAGTTTTATTTTAAATCTTGGTGGTGTTTCAAAAAGTATGCTGACATTAAATGAAGCCATTATTGATGTAAAAAAGGTTAAGTCGAAAGCTTTAAAATGGTTTTCAATCTTTTTTGAAAAATTACAACTCCTTCTAAAACCGCGCCTAATTCGATGCCTTATTTTGCAATTATTACCTTCAATACCTACAGTAAAAAATGGCTCACCGTATTTGATAGTGTGCTCAATATAGAAGTAGACCCAGTTTTTCATTTTTAATTTCCCAACGCCATAATGTAACCTTTGTGATTCCGAACATTTCACACACTTGATCGGAAGTAATATATTTAGCCATTTACCCCTCCGCACGTTCAAGAATTTTACTAACTGTTCCACGATTCATACGCACCAATTCAGCAGCTTTGGTGATATTGCCATGAGTTTTGATCAAGGCTTTCTGAATCACAACGTTTTCAATATGCTGGATAAGATGTTTTACTTCGCCATTTTCGATAGCATTTTCAATATCTTTTTCTGTTAATACTGTGCCCATGCCCTTAAATGCTCCCATTATTCACCTCCTTAAATAACGCTGTAATCTTTGTGGATTATGCCTTTTGACTTGTCGCCAACAATGCAGGCATTCACCCAAATATTTTTAGTAGGTAGTTTCCGAATGTGTCCACGCCTTAGATGAACTCGTGGCGAGTTGTGCGAGTAAGATGCGCCTATTGATTTGGATGTTGTAGCTCCAGTATTAATAGTCAAAACCTTGTAGCTAAAAAATGGGGGCTTGCGTTTATCTTTGCGTAGTTTTTCTTTGATCGTACTTGGCTTTAAGTCATCATCACATATAGCCGTATTTCCACATGATAGCGCACACAAAAAATTTACAATAATTCGCTCTTTTATTTCAGTCTCAAATGATTTTTCAAAAATTCCATGCTCATTTTCGTAAAATTCAAAAAGGTTCTTGTCTAACCTTAGGTAATCCATAGATGCAAGCATCCAGCCGTCATCATCTAAAAAAAATTCACTTAAAGATATATAATCCTCATGCTCAGTTAATAAAAACAAACAACCTAAACTTGATTTTTTACTGTTTTTTATAAAATCAGGCGGCATATTATCTACAACTGAATTTAAAACAATGTCCGAAATATCAAATTCCAATATAATCTTTTTATAAGGTAGGTGAATGTCGGTTAAAAATTTATTTAATGTTCGTTTGGTAGATTCTTGATTATTAAATGGCAATAACTGACCGTTATCAGGTATTTTAAATTTAATGGATTCTTGAATATCTTTAATAATAGATGGCAATCTATTAGCAATCACACTACCGTCTACAATGGTTTTATTCAGCCCATATTTTTTCAATTGTTTTAGAGTTGTGCTAAATTCATCAAAAGCATCGGTTGCGTAGCTATAGTATTTACTCATTTCCCACCCCTTACTGCTTCACATCATAATTAACAGAATCAATGCCAATCTGAGCAGCCAGACAACTAGCTTCATGCTTATAAAACTCAGCCATTAGAGCGTGAGTGTTTAACAAGATTGTTTTGACTCCATTTAGCCCCAATGCTTTGCTACGATCTATAGCAAGATCAGCATCAATATAGAAGCGAACATCCTTAAACTCATAATGCTCGTCAGATATAATCACGTGTGTTTCGCTATTCGCTTCCGATAATTCAATCAGTGCGTATGGTTTTTGGTATCTAAACACATTAACCCCCATTAAATTCTATTGAGGTTTTTGCTATTCCTCTTAAACTAGCTGAAAAACTTAAATAATCATCAAGACAATCAAGTAGCTTGTAGTTGTTGCAGATAGCCAAGTACATAAGCGCATACACAATGTCATCAACTTTGTCAGCTTTACCACTAAAAACAGAAAATCCACGCTCTGCCCACATCCCAACTTGTTTATACAGCTCCGCTAAAATAACGGCTTCAGGGTGTTTATGGTAAAACTTATCTTCCAGATGGGTAATTCTAGCTACCCTTGAATCCATGCTGTAGTCATACAGCCTTAGTTTATGAATAGAGATTACAACCGCAAAGGCGAAACCGATCTTGTGTGAAATATCATCCCTAAAGATTATTGCGTCTGCTATGTCGCCGACTGCCGAAAATAGCTCTAAACCTAAATCATCAAGCGATTGATCTTTGTTTACAAACCCCTCAACAAGTTTAATCTTGCATGTACTCACGACACTTCTCCCAAACTATCAACCACGCCTATCGGCAGACCGAACACACTTTCAAAAGCCTTATCAAATTCACCACTTGCGATGAACTGGTCGATGCAGTTTTTAGGCTTTTGATGCTCCGAGATATAACTACTCAGCAGGTGATAATACAAATCAGCATTGCAATTAATCTCAAGAACTACACCAGTGCCATTGTTCACAAGCTGTCTTAAAGTCGCTTCTAGCTTACGAACAAAGCCGCTATGCAAGTGATGTGACTCACTCGCAATATGGTACAAAGCACCCGTTTCGCCAGCATCCAAAACCAAATTAAAAGGCTTCTCTTTGTACAACTCGTCAATGATGAAATTGGCCACCGCAATGTTTGTTTGTTGAATTTCAGTCATTTAAAACCACTCCATCGACAATCAATGCAATTTGAATCTGACCATTAGTTCTGTCATTAATTAATTTCTTGAAATACACAATAGCTTGACCAAGTGTATTTTCATCAGCTTTGGCAGGGCGTACCGCAAGTACCTGAACAGCGTCAAGCAGCTTGCGAATTTCATGTATTTCGATGCGTTGAATCTCAGTCATCGGTTGGCTCCCGTGCTTCAAGCATGGCTTCGATACTGCAAACATGATCCTCAATATCTTCACTGTATTGCTCACCAGTATTAAATATGCGAATACTTCTAGCATGTAAAACTAAAGACTCAGCATCTACCAAAACATATCCTTCCGGCACCGCTTGGGCTTTGGCTGCTTGCCATGTGCACCAGCTTGAATTAATTTCATTTAGGGCTTCACTATATTCCTCACCCCATTCAATTAGCTCATAAACATTTTCCAATTCGTTATATTGAATATTCGGCAAATATTTGAAATCCACACCTTGTGAAAGCAGGTGTTTTTCATGAGAAATTTTTTCTTTCTCAACATCCATCACGCTACCTTCAAACTTTCTAAAAACTCTTTGCCATTGTTTAGATACTGCTTTAAAAATGCTTTGTATCTCTGCTTCATCGGCTTGTTCATCCGACCTGTGTAGTCCATTTCCAGTCGTTCTTTGGCATTGAAATACTGGACTGATGTTAGTGTCCGCTTACCTTTAAATCCGCATTTAAGCAGCCAATTTTCAAAGCAAGTGAGAATGTTTTTGTTCATGCTGCCACCTTTTTAATTTTTGGTAACTGGCTAGTACGCACACAATCTTTTGCAAATAACCATCCTGTTGTATGTGTTCCAGTTCCAAGCAAAAGTTCACCATCTTTGTTAAACATCATTTGTCGAATATTTCTTGGCTTCTTAATTGAGACATGGCAAATATGCTGACCAATTTTGAAGCCCATGTATTTATCTTTTTTCACCATGTCATCACCACGCCCAATCCAATTAAAAACAAAAACATTAATCCAAGTTTGAGTTCGATCATGCTAATACCTCACGCGTTGCCTTGAGTGCCAATCAAAGATTTCTTGCGACTACCACAAGCACTAACGATTTCAGCTTCGCAATCAGTATCTTTGAACTGAGAGTAAATAATCCCGAGTTCTGCAATATCTGTAGTCGAATTGATTCGCTTGATTGCTTCATCAAATGCAGCTTGTAGTGCTTCTTCCTGACTGCGACCATCGTTAAGCCAAGCAACTAGTTTTTCACCAGTTTCTTTAGTGATTACTTCACCAGATGGATTAAATAGCTTGGTGCGGTCTTTAGTTGGCAGTACAACATGGCTTTCGTGTACCACATCAAGAGCCACTGTCAACTCATACTCATAACCATCACGCTGCTCAGCTTTCATGCCCAGCTTCATGATCTTCTTATTTTCACCCTGAACGGTTTCAGTTTTGGCGCGAGTTGTAGAAATGATATGCATATCGGTTTGAAGGATTGCATCAATAAATTTACGATGCCGTGGAGTGGTTTCAGACCATGCTGACCAAGTGTTACCACGGAATTTATTAGCTGCGGTCTGGTCGTTAATCTCTAAACATCCACCTGTACCAATCCACTCATGACTAGCACTGTCAATTACAAGCACTTCATAACCCATGTTATATGCAGCATGAATTGCACCTGCAAAACGTTCAGGACTATATGGTGGTTTTAAAGGCAGTGTGTCAAAAGTAAATTCATTTGCGTATAGAGAAGCTGACTCATTTTCAGTGTCAATAACAGCAATCTTTTTACCAAGACTTGAAGCCAATACAAGGGCAGAGTAGGTTTTACCTGAACCACTTGCACCATTAAGATTTAGCTTAAGCTTTGCTTTTTTACGTTCTGCTTTTGTAAAAGAGAACTGTTCTTTAGTTTGTGTATTCATCTCTATTCTCCGAGCAAATATCTGCACAATTTCCTTACTTTTTGGATAAATTGCGCAGATTTGTTCTCATTAGGCTGCTAAAACTTTTAAAAGCTGTTCTGTTTTTTGTGCTTCAATCGCATTCACTTTTTCAATCCAGTGGCGATATTCATCACGATTGATTTGATCGAATTGGTATGCGTACTCAACAGCACCCTCTAAAAGGTCAGGGTGCTTAACTGAGATATGGGCAAGGAAGTCTTTGGGAGTCATCACTTAATCCCCTTTGTATCGACTGTTTGAATAGATCGGAGAATCAACAACTCGATGAACATAAGCAGTCTTGTGAGAAACTGGCTTAGTCATCAAATGCTGAGGTTTAGGGGGGCAGTCGTGAGGGATTTTATAGTCAGAGATTGTTCGCAAAGTTGCTTTAATCCCTGCCAGTTCTAATCTTTTTAGAAGATCACTTCTGAAAGTATCTAAATTCATTCCGCACCCCCAACACGTGCTTTCATTTCAACGACTTCGCCTTTTTCAAGCTGTTTTAAAAGTGCTTCGGTTTCGATTTGCTTTTTTGATTGATAGAAACTTGCTGCATGCAAAGTTAAGCCGATGATTGTGATGCAAATTGCAAAGACTGCA